GCCTCGAGGGCCGCGGCGTCCTGGGCGGGCGGCGCCGGGGGCTCCGTGCGGGCAGGGGCCGCGGGTGGAGCGGCGGGTTGTGCCGGCGGCGGAGCCGGCGGGGCGGCGGGGGCGGGGCTCTGGCGGCTGTCATAGGCCGCCTGGAGCGCGGTGCGCTGCTCATCTTTGAGGTTCTCCGGGTCCAGGCCCAGAGAGCGAACGAATGCCTCAAACGTCATGGCGGATGCCTCCTGTGCTGAGTGGGGAGCTCGTGCGGCGAGCTCGGGGGTTGTGGCGGGCTGGGGCTCCGTGCGGAGCTTGGCTCCGGCGTCCGCGCCGAGGGCACAGACGCTGCACTCGCGGAGCTGCGACGCGGTGACCACGCGGAGGATGCTGTCTGGGGGGGCAGTGAACTCGCGGCCGTTGATCTCCTCCGTGGCTCCGGCGGCGATTTCCACGTAGCTGATGATGCGAAAGCCCACGCTGTGGTCCGTGATGTGGCCCTCGCGGACCTTGATCCAGGCGTCCTCTCCCATGTCCGCAGTGGAGTAGTAGCCGCGGGCCAGGAGCTTGGCCTCGGCCACGCGGATGTTGCGCATGGAGCCGAGCTGGGTATAGACCGTGTGGCGCTGGTGTGTGTCCAGGAGGGGGATCTGGCCGTTGGCGGGGAGCTGCACGCCGTCCATGAGGAGGATCTCACGGATGGGCTCCCAGCGTCTCATATCCCACACGAGGATGGGATCCTCCGTGGCGATAACGGCCTCCACCGATCGCGTGTCCTCGTCCAGCGTTTCCGGCACGGAGCGGAGGGCAAAGCTGCGCACCGTGAGGTCCCGCCGTTGGATGGTGGGGTCTGGGAGGGGCGGCAGCGGGGAGCGCGTGGAGAGCGGCACGGAGCGAAGGCGCTCGATGGGCGGAGGGCCGGACACGGGCGGGCAGCTCTGGCTCTGGCGGGCTTTCTTGGCTCGAGTGCGGGCGGCTCGTGTCTTGGCGGTGCGGTGCTTGCGGGTCATGCGGTAGGCTCCTCAATCTCGATGGGCGCCGGCACGGCTGGCGGGAAAAGGTGCGGGGCCACGAGCTCCAGGGGCACCTCCACGCCGACCTCACCGGAGAGCGTGACGCGGAGGGCATAGGCCGCGGCAATCTCGCGGCCGCGTTGATCCATGCTCCTCTGCCAGTCCTCGCCTCGGGGCGCGTGAACGTCTGCGAGGTTCACGGAGCCGTTGCGGAGGCCGCGGTCCTCTGATTTGCTTTCCTTGTCGGGGTCTACGTGCTTGAGGCCGGGCCAGTACCAGACGATTTGATCGGGGCGCGTGGTGGCGGTGTGCCCGGCGTAGAGGACGCGGCCTGGGTTGTCCTCTGTGCCGGGGGCTCCCACGTGGCCGCTTTGCGGGCGGAGCGACGGGCAGCCGCGGCGGCCGGAGCGGAGGGCGCCACTGAGGAGCGCCTCCTCGTACCAGCGCATGAAAAGCCAGTTGCACAGCGTGCCGCCGAGCCAGGCTTGCACGCTGCGAACGAATGCGTAGAAATCCTGGGCGCCCATCCTGCCGCTGGCGTAGCTGGCCTTGGAGTAGTTGCCCGTGGCCTTGGTCATGGGCATGCAGAATGGCCCGGCGGCCTCGGCAATGATCTCGTTGCGGAAATCTGCGAACTGGCCAGGAGGGTGCTCGGCCCTGAGCTGGTTGAGGTCCCAGCCGGCGGGCAGCGTGAGGAGCGTGTCCCGTGGGATCTCGATGGTGTCCATACTCTCGGGCTGCTCGTCCACCTCGACCAGATCGCTGTTGCTGTGGAGCACGCCGGAGATGTTGGCCGCCTGCTCCGCGGCACTGAGGCACGCGAGTGTCCAGCGGCGGCACTGGGCCAGGAGCGGGAGGCTTGTGGCCAGCCACGGGAAGCCGCGGCCCTGGTTGGCCGACTCGGCTTCGTAGACGTGGCACACCTGGGCGGCGGGGATGGTGTCGTACTCGGCCGCATTGGCCCAGCCGCCGGCGCTGCCGGGATGCTGCTTGAGGATGTAGTACTCCACGGGCACGCCGTCCTCGTCGTACTTGATCCCATTGCGGACCGTGGGGTCTGCCAGCGTGCCCATGGGCGTGGCGAGGCGGGCGGGGTCTATGGGCAACGTCCTGAACTTGACGGGGCCGGGAGCCTCTTGGCGCGTGCGGGGGACGTGGAGGATTTCGCCGGAGCGGAGGAGGTGGTGGACGCCTTGGTCCAGGAGCTTGGCCATTGACAGGCGGCACGTTACGTCCGCGCCGGCGGCCCAGGCGGTGAACTCGTCCTCGACGCGCGTGGCATAATCCCGATCCTCTGAGGTGAACTGGAGGCGGGGGCCTGAGCCGATGGTGGCCGTCACGAGCGTGCGCGCCAAGCGCTTGGCCACGCCGTTGTTGAGAAGCTCATAGTTGGCGCGGTTGCGGAGCGTGGGCAGATCGGTGCCCACGATGGTGTTGGCATCGTAGCCCAGGGCGGCGAGCCAGTGCGTGCTATTGTTGTCCGTGGTGGCCGCGGCGTCGTGGGTGACCCGCGTGGCGCGGCTCGGGACGTGCGCGGGCTTGTCTGAGAGGACAACCTTGGTCTTGACGGGGGCGCGTTTGCGAAAGGACATTTACCTCGGCCCCCCATGCTTGACCGTGCGGCGGCGAATGCCGAGGGTGGAGCTGTCGGCGCCGTCCACCAGGCGCTGATAGTAGGCGCGAGTCTCGCGGAGCTCCTTGAGATCCCTGTTGACCTGGGCTCGGCCGTCCGCGTCTGTGAGCTGCTTGGCACGGGCCACGAGCGCCAGGATTTGTGTATCGCAGGCGGCGACGATTTCGGCGGGGGTTGCCACGGCTTGGGGCGGGCTCCGGTGGGATTAAATGAACAGCTCCACAAGGAAGGTGCACCTTGTGGAGCTGTACAAGACCGCCGGCCAAGCGGCTGGACTTAGTGTAGCACGGCGGATCCGTTTGTCAAGATGTTGTGGTCTCCGGCCCGTAAGTTGTCCCGTATATGGGACTCTCCGCGCTATTTCTTCGTTTTCGTGCCCTTCGTGGGAGGCGTGGGAAGGGCGTTGCCTGCCACGACGCCGGCGGAGTAGATGAGGATGGGGATTGTCCTGAGCTGGCCCATTATGCTCTGGATGGTGGCGGAGGCTTGGCTTTCTCCTGCGGCGGCGGTGGCCTCCGCCAGTTTGCGGAGGGCGGTCGCTGCCTCGTTGCCTGTGCGGTGGAGGTCCTGATAGCCGATGAACTCTTGCGGGGCCATGTGCTACTCCTCTTGCTTGGGCTGTGCGCCCAGGGTTGTCTCCGCCGTGGTGAGCTGGTGGCCACAATGGCGGCAGCTCCGGCGGCGACGGATTTGGTTCTCGGACGTGGCGTAGGTGTGGAGCGTGTGGAAATGCCGGCAGCCGCACGCGGGGCACTTGAGGCCCTTGGCGCCTCCGTGCTGTTTCTCGGATAGCTTGACCCGCTTGAGTGCCACTAGGATTTCCCCCGCTGTTTCTCGGAGAGTTTGACGCGCGTGGCGGTGCCGCCGGCGAGCTCGGCCTCGGGCACGAGCGGAGCGCCCAGCATCGTGAGGCCGGCGAGGGCGCCCGCCAGCGTGTCCAGCCAGTGATTGTGGCGGCTCGTGACGTCCCAGTACTCGTTGACGCCGCGGCCGGGTATGAACTCACTTATCCAGCGCTCGGCAAGGATTTGCTCGGCCTTGGCACGGTGGACCGTGGCGTCCTCGCCGTAGAGCGCGACGTGGCCGGGCTGCTCCGTGCTGATGGCCAGGCGCTCGTGTGCCAGGCGTTTCCAGAAATCTGCATCCAGACACCAGAGCCAGCGGATGGGCTGCTCATAGAGGCGGAGCTGGTAGGCGTGGAAGCCGGGCCGGCGGTCTTTGCCTTTGCGTTTGGGGGCGCGGTAGCGCTCCTGGCCGCGCTTGACGCCCTGGCCGATGGTGGGCCGCACGAGGCGCGGGTGCTCGGCCGCGAATTGGAACACGGGGTCCCGCTGCCAGCCGGCGTCTATGAGCGTGGCGTCGGGGAGGCGTGGCTCCCCGGTGATTGTGCGGAATGGCGTGGCGGCCAGATCGTCCCAGAGCTCCGTGAGTGCCACTAGGAGCGCGGCGTGGAGGTGGGGGAGATTGGCATCGCTCGTCATGGGGCCAGACGACGGCGAGAGCACGGGCTGGACGCCATAATCTACGCACACGACACGCGGCACGGGGAGCACGGTGTAGGCCAGGGTCTCGTGGTGGAGCATGCGGCCGCCGAGATCTATGAAGCGGACAAGCTGTGTGGTGCCCTCGGGGACGGTGCCGCGGGGCGTGTGGGAGAGCTGGGACTGAATGCGGCCGTGCTCGAGCTGGAGCGTCTCCGGGCCGCCCGCCTCGTCTGGCTCGTTTTGCAGCTCGGAACGGACGTGCTCCCACGAGGAGTCTGCCACGGCGTCATAGAAGTATTGGAGGGCGGACACTTGGATGCGCCGGCCGTCTGGGAGGTGGCCGTGATTGTAGCGGCGGGGGTCCGTGACCACGGCCCCGGCGTTCATGGCGCGGCGGTTGCTCCAGTAGAATGCGAAGCTCTCGCGGGCGTAGGGGTCCCCCTTGAACTTGGCCAGGCGGCGGAGCTCGATGTACTTCTCCCAAAGCTCCGGCTCGTTGGGCGGCCGCTGGAGGAACTTGATCCGCCGGCCGTTCCACGCGGGCCGCTGGCTGGGGTCTGTGTACTCGTCTGTGAGATCGTGGGGGCGCTTGATGGTGCCCAGGTAGAACATGGCCAGCGGGCGCTCCGGGCCGGCCAGGAATGCGATGTCCTCCTCAATGACCAGGCGCCGCATGTGCGTTTGGACCAGGGAGTGGGCGCTCTCGCGTGTCTGCGGGTCATTGAGGACCACGGCGTCTGGGCGCTCGCCGTCCTCCAGGAACCCGAGGAAAGAGCCGTCCAGGCCGCTGGCCACGATGGTGGCGCCGGAGGCCGGGGAGCCGGGAATCTCCGGGAGGCGGACGCGGTTGGTTTTCCACTCCATGTACGTGCGGCCCGTGGTGCCGTCCTCGAGGCGGTAGATTTGGGACTGGGCGCGTTGCGGCGCTCCCTCGAGGGCGCGGACGGGGAGGCATATCTCCGGGAAATCCTGGGCCAGGAGCGTGGAGCGCTCCAGGCGGCGCTTGATGTTGGCCAGGGAGCGGAGTGCCAGATCGCCGGAGCCCTCAAAGAGCACGATGAACCGGCGGAGGCTGCGGCAGAGCGCATAGATGATCATGCCCAAGCAGATGCTTGTCTTGCCGATCCCACGCGGCGCGGCGATGGCCTGCTTATCCCCGCGTCCCTGGAGAATGTCCAGGAAGTCATGAACCACGGCCCGTTGATCTGGCGTGAAGGGCCGATAGAAAAGCGTGGGGAGGTACAGGGGGAGAAAGACCAGGGGGTCCTCGAGTGCGGCGGCGCGGCGGGCGGGGTCCGCGGGTGCGGGAATGAATATCTCGGCGCCCTCGGCCCGCTTGCGGCGCATGCGGAGCCTGGCCGAGTCGCGCTCGGCCGCTGCGAACGTGGGCGCGGCCGCGCCGGTGCCCGTGCGGAGGCTGGCGAGGGCTCCGGCCAGTAGGTTAGGCGCCGGCGAGCTCATTGAGCAGGCTCTCCAGGGCGGTGCGGATGATGGCGGCGGCGGCTTCGGTGCTCTGGCCTTCGACCGCTGCCGCCAGCGGCTCGGGCAGCTCGAGGAGCCGCGTGGCGAGGGCGGTGAACTGGGCTAGAGCTTCGTCTGCCCGAATGTAGAGTTTCTGCTCCACTTGGGCGCGGCGGAGGATTTGCCGGAGGGCGCGGAGGCGGTGGACCTCCGCTGCGATGAGCGGGCGGCCCGGGGTGTCCTCTGTGCCCTGCACGAGGCGCACGAGATCGGCCACCTGGCTCATGGCCACGGCGTCCACGGCCTGGACGGTGCGATCTATCTGGCCGCCTTGCTCGATTATGACACCTCAATGAGCTGGGCTCCGTCCTGGGTGAGGCGGATGGCCGTTGGGGGGTGGCGGTGGCTCACCCAGCTCCCGCAGTTGGCGATGACGGGGCCGGAGGGGAGCGTGGTGAGGTGTGCCTCGTGGGTGTGGCCGTAGGCCAGGAGCGTGGTGGACGGGGAGCCGGCGAGGACGCGGCGTGCCCAGGGCTCCATGCGGGCGTCCAGGTAGCTGCTGATCTCGTGGAAGCTGCGCAGGCGGGCGGGTGTCCAGGAGAGCCAGGCCTCGAGCTGCTCGGCTTTGGGGAGGCCGTGGCGCTCGAGCCAGCCGACGATGGCGGTGAGGACCCGGCCCACGAGCCAGTAACGGGCGTTCCACGGGTCCGCCTGGTGGCCGTGGAGGCCGAGGACGTTGCCCTCTGCCCACACGGAGCCGAAGGGGGATAGGCGGGCGTCGTGGTTGCCGGAGCATCCGCGACGGAGCTTGGCCAGCAGGGTGCCGTAGTGGTAGCGGATGGCACGGGCGGAGCACTGCCACCCCTCCACGGCGTCCCCGAGGCTCACGACGTTTTCCCAGCCGACGTAAGCGCCGAAGCGGCGAAATAGGCGGGCGTGGGGGGCGAAATCATCCGCCGGGCTCCCGTCTCCCATGTGGAGATCGCTCACGAGATAGCGGGTGCCCTCGATGCCTGTGTGGACGGTGGCGGAGCGGCGGACGGTGAGGCGGGGCGGGGTCATGGCGTGGGCTCCTGGGGGAGTTTCTGAAAGAGCGACCAGGCGCGGAGCTTGGACTGTGTGCCGCGCACTACAGTGATGAGGCCGCGGCAGCGCCAGAGGCGTTTGGCATAGTAGGGAACCCAGTGGTGGAGAATGCAGAAGAAGCCGCCCGGGGCGAGGACACGCCACGCCTCGGACATGGCGGCCTTGTTGGGATAGGGTGGAGTGCCGTACATGCCGGCGTCCTTGGGGCTGTAGGGCGGGTCCGAGAGGTAGAGCTGAAACGACTCGGACGGGATAGGGATAGAGGCCGTGGAATGGCACGGGGCGGTGGCGGTTGCAGAATTGCCAGATGCCATGCAGGCGCCCGTTGTGCCAGGCCAGCGGCGGAGCATCGGGGAAGGCACGGGCGAAGTGGGCGGTATCTGGCTCGATGGTCATGGGCAAGGGGGGCTCCTCCGCGATCTCGAGGGCGGCGTGATCAAAGGTGCCGGCGATGTGGGGATTGTTGAGGGCGATGTTTAGGGCTTTTTCCTCGGCCTCTGGGAGGTCCACGACATAGACGGGGCCGCGGCCGTGGTGGTATTGTGTCCACCAGGCGGCGGGGCGGTCGAGGGCGGCCGGGGTGTTGCCGAATATGGCGGTGAGCTCGGGGGAGTTGGCCGCGTGGGCACGGGCGGCCTTGGCGGTGCGGATGGAGGGGCCGAATAGGGCGATGATGGTGAGGATGGCCTCCCTGCGCTTGTGGCCTCCCACGATGTGGCCGGAGCGGACATTGTAGACGATGGGCTGGACGGCTCCCCAGCGGGCTACGGAGGCGCGGAGGCCCTGGCGGGCGGGCTCTGTGATGGTTTGCGGGTTGTACGGCGCGGGTGCGA